CATAGCGGTCGAAGACGACACTACTGTGTCAATATCCGTATAGCTTGCACAGGACAGTCCGGCCAGGGTAGCCACACCCTTGCCGACAGCCTTCTTACTGCCGCCCAGCGCCCGCCACAGGAGAGGGTTATTCATCATCTCCTGGACGCGGGCCGAATTGCCCATGAGGTCGTCCCAGGTCGTGAACTCGTAGAACTGGTGCATCCAGGTCAGGACGGCATCGTCTGCAATGTCACTGTTCAGCAGCAGGGAGAGCAGGGCTTCGCTGTTGCGGTCCTCACGTCCGATGGGCACGCCCAGCACCACGGATACGCCACCCAGGTTGGCAGCAAATTCAGCTGCGTGGGTCGGGTTGGACAAGATGGCTTCTAAGCGCCGGATACCTTTGCGGTAATTGGACTTGAAGGCTGTGGCGTAGGACATAAAGTCCAGTTGATTGGTTCCTAGCATTTATCGTTCGCCTCCGTATTCTACGGCAATGTAATGGATCTTGACGGCGGTCGCCGTGGTGGTCGTGCCGCTGACCAGGGTGGTGGCGCTGTGGCTCGGCTGGGTGCCGGTGGAAGCGCCGGTGTAATAGCTCCCGGTGGACAGGGTGCGCAGGCAGTAGAGAAAGCCCTCTGCCGTAATATCCTTGATTTGAATGGTGCAGCCAAGGTTTTCCACTTGACAGACCACATGCGGCACACCCTCGAACGCCTCCCGAAACCGGACGGTGTTCCAGCCTGCCCCAGCGTTGACGAAGCTGCCGGCTTCCAGCACCGTGTCTTCCAGTTCCCCGCCCCCGGCCCCGCCGCCGAGCAGGGTCATGCCTGCGACTTGTTCCAGGTCATCCGAGAGCTGATCCAGGGCTTTCTGCGCGGCTTTGGAAATGGGCTTGTCTGCGTCGCTGGTGTTGTCCGCCTGGCCGAGGCCGACCTGCGCCTTGGTCACGGCGTGGGGGTTATCTTTGTTCCCCGTGTGGCTGTCCAGGCCGCTCTGGAGCGCAGAGGCGGCCTGCTGTGCAGCGGCTTGGGTGTTGGCCACGGCCTGCCGGATGTCGGCGTGGGCACCGGCGCTGCTGTTATGATTACTGACTGCCGTGGCCGCTGTGCCTTTGGGGTCGTAATTCATCGCCGGGAGCTGCCCCTCCGGGACTTTTCCGTTTTTAAGATCTGCTTTTTGCCCCAGCGCCGCCTGAACTTCCTGGACTTTCGTCCCGTCCCCTTCCGCTTTCTGGGCCTGGGCTTTCAGCTGGGCGTCGATAGCTTCCATGTTCTGGTTCAGATCTTCGATGTCGATAAAGTCTTCTCCATCCGGCTTTTTCAGATGGTAGTTTTCTGTGTACGTCACTCTGGCAGCACCTCCTCTCTCATGGTCTTCCAGGCCATAGAACTGGCCTGGTTCCAGGTGAATCTCTTCGCTGCGTTCCAGGTGTTGTAGAGCTGAGACAGTGCCAACACCAGGTTTTGCGGCGTGATCCGCTCCAGCATGGCCTGTACATCGGCAAAGCTACTCTTCGCCGCCAGCCCGACTTTAACAGACAGGGTATAGGCCCCGTCCATCTCTGCTGTGTAGTTCCCGGCCCCGCACAGGGTTTCCAAAATGGCCCGCAGCTGTTTGATCGTGTAAGGCAGTTCTTCATTCCAACGGGCCAGGATGCGGAAGCGTCGGTCCTCCAGGCTGTCCGTGCCTTTGGGCGTGATGCCTAAAATTTTCTCCCAACGCCCCAGGCCCAGGCCCTCGGCGGAAACGATGAACTGGTTTTCCAGCAGAGATTCTGCCGCCTCCCACACCTGGTCCAGCTCTGGTTGCTGGCCGACTAAGATCGCCTGTATCTCCGTGTAGTCCCGCAACACATAGGGCAGGTAGCTCATCAGGCTTCGTGTCATAGATCACCCCTCCCTCATGCGCTGATCGTGATGGTGCTGGCCGTGATCTTGCCCAGCACAGGGATGTGGTCGAGCGCTAGGGCGTAGTTTGTAGCGGCGCCATTGAGCTTCGTCCCAGCAATGTCTAAAATGCCGTCGATGTCCAGCAGACGGCTCTCCACCTGGCTGATCCGGACAATGAGCGTCTCCTCTTGGTCGGCCCAGCTTTTGGCCAGCTCCAGGAAATAGGCGTTGACGGCGTCGGTCACATAGCCCTGCACGTCGTCCCAGGACCATCCCCGCTGATAGTATAGGGAGAAGGAGAGATCTATTGTCTCGTTCTTCACCCCAGCCACTTTGACCACATGGCCAATGGGTGCGATACCCAACCCCTCCCCGGCGTTCTGTTCCGGGTCGATGGCGGTCTGCACCTGGCTGATGAGCGTGGCAGAGGGCTGCGAAAAGGTGCTGTCGATGAGGACCAGCCTCACCGTACCGCCCACTGTCAACTTGCCGGCAGATCCGGCAGCATACACGGCATCCAGCCAGGTTTTGACCGTCTCCGGCACCCCAGAGAGGCCCTGTATCCAGGTCTCAGCCTCTTGGGGCGGGGCCAGGCTGGCCGGGGCAACATCCCCGTTCCAGGCCCGGTAAACCTTCGCGCCGCCCACACCGGGGAGCGCCTTGGTTTTCTCGATGTAATCAATACGATTACCGCCAAATGCCTGGGCGTTCAGGCTGTCGAAATAACGCTGTCTGAGGGCCTCGGTGTCCTCTTCGTCCTCGCCGGGGACCAGCAGGGCCGTGACTGAGCAGCTCTCCAGCCCCTCGATAAAATCAATGGGGACAACAGGGCCACTGTACTGGTTGCCCTCCTGCCCGGCTGTCTCACAGGTCAGCTCATAAGCCCCGCTGCCCAGATCGTCGGTGACAGCGTAGTTCAGCGCCCCGATGGAGAAGCGGGTGTTCATGCTCAGGCTCAGAGACGTGGGCACGACCTCCAGCCGCAGAACTGCCGGGGTCGCAGGATAGGGCACGATGCCCCGCTCCCCTGCCCGCCGGATGAGATACTCCCTGCTGGCCGTGTCTGCGAAGGTCTCGGCAAACAGGTTGTCCAGCGCCAGGTACAGGTTTTGCAGTTCCATGGCCACCGGGGCAGACCCCAGCCAGACCAGGGACCCCTCTCTCGTGTCGACATTCCCGTCAATGGACCCAGCCCGTTCCAGCATCCGACCCAGTAAGGTCTCATAAGTGATCTCGTCATACATGTCAGGTATTCACCTCCACTTCTGCGCTTGTCTGGCCGAAGATCGTGACTACAGTAAACTCAGCAAGTATTTTCTTTCCAGTTACGGTAAAGTGGAAATCCTTGACCTCTTTGATGCGGTCATCCTGCAACAAGGCTTCACTGACCCGGCGCTGAATTTCCACCTTGCAATAGTCCGGGTGCTGGCCGATGAGATCCATCAGCTCTACTCCATAGTCCCAGGAATAGATCGGCCACTCGTAGCGCTCCACGTTCAGGATCAGATAGATGGCCTGCTCCATCGCCTCGATCTGGTCGATGGTCCCACGGACCACCTGCCAGGTGTGGTCCAGGCGGAACGTCCGGCTGGGCTTGTTTTCCTCTACGGTAAAATCCGCCGTCAGGTCATCTTGATAAGCAGTGGGAAGCATTACAACGCCCCCTTTTTGCCCAGGATGAGAAAGCGCTGGCCGCCCTGCTCCCGCAGAAGGACCAGCTTGTCTCCTACCTTAAAATCAGGCACCGGGGCCAGGGCTAAGAAATACTGTTTTTCCAGCTCCTGCTGTGTGGCCAGCAGAATTTTCAGCGGGCTTTTAGCCGTGACCGTGCCGAAGACAAGGCACATCGGCTTACTCGCTTCGGCGGCGTTGAGCGCCACCTGCTTCATGGTTTCCAAAAACTGTTTCACGATGCAACAAACTCCCCCTTAATGCCGGACAAACTCAGCTCCATGGTGTGCAGGCCGTTCTCGAAGGTATGGGTCGCTTTTTCCACGCACATATAGTTCTGTACGTCAATGTCTCCCAGACCCATTTTGACTACGATGAGGCTCCCGCCCCGGACCCGCACATCCCCGGATACCCCAGAGATCTTCAAAGTCCGGCTTTTCTTGTTGTAGTAGTTCAGCAGGATCTTCGCACGTTCCGCAAGGATCTGCGGGGTCGTCTCTGCGTCCAGCTTTTCGTAATACTGGAGCTGTCCCCACTTGGCTTGACTGCCGGGCGAGTTGAGAACATACGTCTCCCGTTGGCCCGTCTCATCGTTGTCCACCGCCAGCATGATCTTGTTGTATACATCCTTGTCGATGCTAGAAGTATAGTCAAAGCTGCTGGCCGTTTCCTCATCGACCAGGAGGTTCAGAATCATGTCCTTCAAGGGTTTCAGCGTGAGCTTCCCGAAATCGTCATAGAGGACGTAGAGAATGCCGGTGTTGATAATCGTCAGGTCAGAGGCGTTTTGCAGCGCGTCCAGCAAGGTCCCCTCCTCGATGCGGGTGGGTATCTTGTACTTGGTGTCTGCTACGCTGCCACAGGTCAGATGAAAGTCCTTCGCCAGCATGGCCAGCAACTCCCCATAGGTCTTGTTGGTGTAAGAGAACGTGCTCTTGTTCTTCAGATAACGGATCTGGTCATAGCAGACCACCTCGATCTCGGTATAGTTGGTCCGGCGCTTCTGGAAAACGAAGCCCGCAAAGACCGGCGCTCCGTTGAAGCGCATAGTCACCGGATTCCCCTCTTGGAAGTTCAGCACATTGTCTTTGAGGACCGTGAACGTAAGCTTAGAGGGCGATCCACTGCGGCTGCGCTCCAGCTTGATGCCGCTCTCTACCGTTGGCATGTAGACCTTGTCATTCTGGATGAGGATCTCAACACCATAGGACAGATTGGCCGGGAAGCCGGTTAGGGCCATCTTCTGGCCGCTGCTGATGCCTGTAACAGACTTGGAGACAACTGTGGTAATCTCTTTGTTTTCCTTCTCTGTGCTGCCGGTGCTCCCGGTACTCCCAGAAGATGCAGACGCAGACGAATTGCTAGAGCTGGCCGTGGTGGTACTAACCACCTGGACTGCGCCGGAAGGCTTCACCCCGCCGTTCCAGCCCCAGCCCTGGTAGGCATAGCCAGCACCGATCACGGCATCCACCGACGTGATCTTGATGCTGCTGAAGGCGTGGATCACCTGGTCATTCCCGATGCACAGGGCGACGTGCCCGGCGGAGGGGGCGGTGGGGCTGTCGAAGTAGACGGCGGCCCCCACGGGAATGTCTTTTCGGCTGGTGGACACCCGCCAGAGCTTCCGGGCAGCCTTAGCCGTGCTGGCTGATTTACGGGGCATCCCGGCGCCCTTGGCGTAGGCATCCGCCATGAACGCCTGACAGCGCCCGGCGTAGGCCGATGACCCAAGTCTCTTTTTGGCCCATGCAATGGCCTGTTGTACCTGTGTCGCCATAGCCTCTCTCCTCTCAGTAGGGCGACTTGAGGCTGTAATTCCAGCCCCCGCCTACATACTTATGTGCTTTCTTGCAAGCCTTAAGTTTTGAGAAATCTTTGAAAAACCAGTTGTGTTTTCCGTCGCCATAGTACCAGAGATAGCTCTTTGGCAACACCCGGCCAACATTGGAAAACCCAGCCTTTTCTTTTGACCAGCGGTTCATCACGTCCTTAGCCAGTGCCACAAGATCATAGCCATAGTCACTGATGGTTTTTGCTCCAGCGGTGTAGGCAAACTGATTTTTTGCCCTGGCTACGGCCTCAACGTTTTGGCCCATTCCAGCGTCTACTCGGTTCACGATGGTCCACACAATACAAGCTAATTCTGTTTTTGACTTGATACCCCGGCTTTCGTTATACATAATTTTTGCAACAATAATCGCCTCTTCCTGGCTATACAACGTCTTGTAAGACCCGACCGCCGCCGTGGCCTTGGCCGGGGTGGTCTGGGGTTTGCTGGTCGTGCCGCCGGTCGTCCCAGAGGATGGGATGACCAGCACGGTCCCCGGATAGATCCAGTGCCCATTGGAGCTGCTGGCCCGGCCCATCTTCTTCGCAGCAGCCTCGATGGTAGACTTGTTGGCGTTGTAGATGGTCTTCCACTTTGCCCCACTGCCCAGGTATTTCTTGGCGATGTTCCACAGGGTATCCCCGCGCTTCACGGTGTAGCTCGTGGTCGTCTTCTTGCCGGTGGTGTCCCGGCTTGGCTGGGAGACGGTGGCGGTGGTAGACCCCTTACTGTCAGTCTTGAACTGGATGGTCTTCGTACAAGATGCCTTGTACTGCTGGAGCGTGATGGAGACATACACGTCCCGCCCGTGGTTCTTGGCGTCCTCTACGATGTCATAGTCCTCTAAGGATACGGTGAAGCTGGTCTGATAGTTGCCGTCTCGCAACACGTGGAACAAGAATGGTTTCAGCCCTGTCTTCAAGCTGTCCAGCTTATTCAGGTAAACCTGGGGCGGCTGAAAGCCAGAGGGATACAGGGCAAAGGGGTATTGCGTGCTGGGCAGCAGGCAGGAAAAGGTGATTTTGGACAGCCCAGCCCGCTTGATGATCCCGGCCACGTCCCCATTGATGAGGTCAATGGTCTTGTTCTTGTTGGCAATCTTGATTGTGAGCTTTTCCGGGGCCACAGGGAAGAGAAGGCTGTCCAGATAAAATTGATAGGAGTGCATCAGATATGCACCCCCTCGCTGACTTCAATCATGGCATCCTCCAGACGTTTCTCCAAGGCTTCCACGATGCCGTCCAGGTCATCGGTACTGTTGATGTTGTTATTGTTGTTCATCTCGATGTGAATTCGTGCCGTGGTGTACTGGTTGATGGCGTTGCGCTCGGCGATATCCCGCAGGCGGCGCAACTCCTCGGCACTCATCTCTAACGCATTGGCGGTTTTCTCTGTGTTGTTGGCAATGGCCCCGGTGTTGCTGGAGATATTGTCCAGTGTGCTCCCGGTGTCATAGGCCCCAAGCGGGTCGTTAATGACCCCAGAGGTTCCGTCGAATAGGCCGGAGACCTTGCCGCCCAAGTTCTTGCCGAAGTTGTAGCCCAGAGAATAAGCTTTGCCATACTCGAAGCGGCCGAGCTTCAGATCATCCCCAGAGACTTTTGCCATGACTTCAGTGCCTTTGCCAAACTTACGATCTACCCAGCCACCTAAGCTGTCTCGCCAGCCCTGGACGCCGTTGGCCAGATGGGTCCCGAAGACGTTATCAATGGCCGAGGCCAGGGTTTGCAGGATGCCCAGAACGATGTCAGCCAGGTCACGGAACAAGCGGGCTACAGCCCCAATGGGGTCGTTGAACACGTTTCCAATGAAGTTCGCCACAGTTGCCACTAGGTTATAAATGCTGACAAACACCTGAACGACAGCGTTGTACAGGGAGACAAATAGGTTTCCGATAAAAGCCAGCGCTGTCATAAAGACGCCGCAGATGATCCCGGTCGCTGAAATCGTCGTCCCCTTGACATGATTGATGACGGCGACGACCGAATACAGTAGCGCAATGACCGCGATGATGGCCAGGATGATCCATGTAATAGGACAGGCCAGCAGCGCGGCGTTGAAACCGTACTGTGCTGCTGTTTCACTGGCTTTGGCCATAGCTTCTTTTCGCTCTGCTGCGGACAGAACAGTATTAGCCGCAGCCGCGGCATAAGCTCTCACCGCTGCGATTCCTTTTTGAACGTTACTGATCAGCTCCAGGGCATTTGTAGCGAAAAGGTAGCCGTTGTAGATTGCAAGTGCTGCCGCCACAGCTAAGACAGCCGGGGCCAGAATATCCCAGTTCTGCGCCACCCAGGAGACACCTGTGACCAGCCCCTCGAAGACCGCTGCTGCCAAAGACGCAACCACAGCCAGGGCGTTCATCAGGCCATCCAAGGCGGTGTTGAACTGGTCACTGTTTCCGATCTCATTGATTTTTTCGAGAATCGGCGAGAACACAGATAAGGCTTTGTTCTGCATATCGGTCCAGATTTGTGCCCACGTTTTTGGCATCTTCTCGAAGGCGGCGTTTGTCTCATCCGCCGCTGCCAACATTGCATTTTTCACGACTTGGGCCGTGACCTTGCCCTCTTGGGCGTAGTTCTTGATCGAACCCTCCGCAATGCCCATGTATTGCTCGATGATACGGGCGATACCTGGGGCATTTTCCAAGATGGAGTTTAATTCCTCACCCCGCAGGGCACCGGCTGCCATGGCCTGGGTCAGCTGTAGCATGGCAGCGGCCTGACCCTCTGCTGAGGCACCGCCGATGACAAATTGCTTGTTGATCTGTTCCATGAAGGCAATCAGTTCATCGTTGGAGCTAAAGGCAGACTTGGCGTTGGCGCCCATACTGGCAATGGCCGAAGCTGTGTCCAGATAGGCCGCTCTGGAGCGCTGGGCGGAGGCCATGATCTTCTTTTCTAGTTCGTCCACAGACCCGCCGTCATCCACAATGAAGGACAGGCGGGCGGTGGTACTGGTCATCTGGTCAGACAGGCCGATGAGCTTTTGCAGGCCGACCCCGGCGCCAATGGCGGCGACGAGATTCCTGACCTTGCCGGTCATACCCTCGACCAAATTGCTGCCGCTGCGGATGTTTTCGTTCAGGCGCTCCTCGTCTTGGGCCGCCCGGCGGTAGCCGTCGGCCATGTTCTGAATATCGACCCTAGCTCCGGCCAGTTGCCTGCGGGCCTGGGAAATCACTTCGGTATCTACAGCGTTTCCTGACGCCCGCTGCACCTGCTCGAAGGCGTTCAGTGTTACGTCCAGGGCGTTGGTGATCTTATGCAGCACCCCGGAAATTCCATCGTTCAGGACCATTTGAGATCGTATTGTGGCCACGCAGATCACCTCCCCTTGGCTTTGCGCTTGGCTTCTGCCTCTTGCTTGGCTGCCTCCCTATTGCGCCGGTCAATGCAGGCATAGACAAAGGCTTTCTGACGGATGGGAAGATCAAGGTATTTGGACGGTTCCCAGCCAAATTCATGTAGGCAGAAATAGGCGATGTTGGCTTCCAGGTCGCCGTCCTCAATTAGTTTTTTGCGTCGTCCACCAGCTGCTCCATCGGGTCCTCACCCAGGGTGAAACCGTTGGCCTCGAAGACGGCTCCAGCGTAGTCCTCAAACTCGCCTGGGGTCAGCAGTTTGCCTAGCAGCGTCTCGGCACTGACCACGCCCCAGGAGTTCTGTAACTCGGCGCTGTTCAGATCCGGGAAGACGGTGCAGCGGGCGCACAGCTTACTCTGGAGAGCGTAGCTGTCCATTGTCTGGGTATACTGGCCCTTCTTGCCGGGCATGGGGACCTGCTTGATGCAGCTGCTTCGGATCTTTGCGTACTCATCGGAGCTGATACAGCGGATCTCCCATTCCACAGGCTTGCCGTCCTCCCCCTTAATGCGGGGGGAGGCGGCGCACTTGGTGTTTTCGATCTGTGCGACGTTGTCACTCAGAAATGCGGACAGGTTACTCATAATAGGTCATCCCTCTCTTTCTTACATATAGGACGGATTGCTGAACTGCTCCGGTCGGGCGAAGCTGTCGCAGTAGCCTTCGATGGCCTGCTCGAAGAAGTCGCCCTCGGCCTTGAACATGGACAGCAGCACATCGCCGTCCAGCACACAGTCGGTATAGATGCGGGTGCTGCGCCCGGCGGAGCTGGCCGGGTCGTCGTTGGTGGTCTGGATGTCAAAGGTAGGCATGACGCCGGTGCGGAGGAACTCTTCTACCACATCGTCGAAGATCTCCGTACACTTGTAAATGGTCATGGAAAACTTCAAGTTTACGGTCTGGGCCTTGTGGCCGACCACAGGATTGCCCAGCATATAAACTTCTTTCGAGCCAATGGAAGCTTTCCCTTCAAACTCCTTTGCCATCATCATGGAATAGCGTCTGCCGTCCAGCGTGACGAAGCACTCAGCTCGGTTGGCGCTGACGGCGTCCTGGGTATTTGCATACTGGCTTGCCATTTCTCTCCCTCCCCTCATTCAATGACAACGCTCATGTACAGCTGGGCCATGGCGTTGACGATGTTCAGGCCGCTGATGGTCAGCAGCACAGCCTTCTTCTTGTCTCCCTGCTCACAGGTGACGTTGTCGGAGCTAAAATCCTGAATGGCGCGGATCTGTTCCAGCTGCTGCATGAGCTTCACCGCATCGCCCCACAGGGACGAACGGCCAGAGGCATCGTTGGGCACGGTGCCCAGGTAGCGGGTGGCGAACAGGACCGCCATATCGTTGGCGATCTGGTCGCAGACCCTCATGGTCTGATTGCTCTGGAAAACCTCACCCTTGGTGTCAGAGAGGGTCAGTAGCGTATTGATGTCGTCCAGGACGCGGGTGACGCCGTTGACATCGTGGAAGATAAACTTCCCGGCCTTGATCGCAGCCTCCAGCTCCGCCTGGGTGCTGTTGGTGTCGATGAGCAACTCCCCGTCGTAGGCCGTGTTGGTCAGGCTGGCATTAACGGATACGCCTGCCTGTGCCCCCGTGACCCAGTAGACCACGGCCTGTTCATCCACCGCAGGGATAGAGGGATGGGTCGCAGTGTTCCACACGCCGATGACGCCCTCATAGTCCGCCCGGTTGGGCCGCCAGGCCACTAGCTGGAACTTTGCGCCTACCTCATCCCGCATCCGCTGGGTGAACTTGGTATAGAGATTGACTGTGGTGGAATCTTTCGCTGGGCAGCAAAGTGTGTTGAAGGAGTAGGCTTCCAGCGCAGCCAGAAACGCCTGATGGTCTTCGCCGGTGATGCTGCTGTCGTCTGCTCCGCTGGTGAGTTTCAGGTTGGTGGTTGCGGCCAGGGAAGCCGAGGCTTTGAAAGTCACATAGTCGTTGGATACCAGATCTGTCGCTGCCTTTACGGTCTGGGTGTTCACCTGCTGGCCGTCCAGATAGGTGATGACATCCCAGGCGCTTTCATCATCCACGTTGGCCGCCACGGTGATGGACAGGTCATTGCCCCGCTCTCCGGGGTACCTGGCCTCTGCCAGGGTGCAGGCCGCCTTCGTGCCGTTGCCCAGCCGCCAGCAGTAGACCGTAGTCGCATGCTGGAAAATCTCGCGCAGGGCCAGCAGCTTGGGATGGTCGTAGCCGTAGCCGAAAATGCTCTTACTGTTCTTCTGAAACTCCCCGGAAGTCACCGGGAAGAGCTTGCCCTCCGGCCCCCAAGACAGGGCAAAGGGCGCTGCCGCATAGCCACGGTCTGACAGGGTAGCCGAAGCCTTGGCCACGCTGGAAAATGTGATATAGGTACCGGGCAGGACTTTGTTCTGGGTCTGCCAGGTGCCGCCGCCGAGCGCCATTATCTCACCTCGCCTTTCAGGTAACTGTTGACCAGGGTCTCCACCTGGTCGTGTGTATAGGTCTTGTTCTCCTCCAGCAGCGCCGCCAACAGGTCACGCCGGGCGGCATAGCGCTGGGAGGTCATCAGCTGGGCCTTACTGTAAGCCGCAGCTGCCGCATGGACTTTCTGGATGTCAGACATCCTTCATCCCTCCTCTTTCGTCTGTAATGTCTCCATTTTGACTTCTTCTCGCGGGATATAGGCAAAATGGTCATAGGTCAAAATCATGTGCAGCACGTCATCCGTCCAATTCCAGTCACAGCTGGTGGCGTGGATGAGGTCGCCCTCCGGGGTGGTGATGCTCTCCAGGACAGGCACGAGCTGGTCTGCGATGTCGTAGCACTCAGCGGCTCCGCCTTTTGGGTAGTAGATCACGTCTACTGTAGGGGACCGTCGTTGGCGCTGGCCGACCTCCCTGGTCAGCCCGGCCCCCGGCAGGATGACGTTAAAATCTCCCGGCGTCAGCCCTTGTTCCACGCGGCCGCCGTGAATTTGGCGGTCTGGAAAGGCGGCGTGCAGGGCCAGGCTCACGCTGTCGAAGATACTGTTGAAGCTGATCTCAGACACGGAACACCTCCCGCAGCAAGGCTTCTAGCTTTCGCTCGATGAGCGCCGGGGTCAGCCGTTCCAAGTCATGCTCGGACAGAGTCAGGAAATACTGACCGTTGACCCAACCTTTACCGCCCCGTGTCCGGTGGCCGAACTCAACATAGCTGGCATACTCCACAGGGTTGATAACCTGTACATAGAAGTTCCTGCCCTGCCGAGAGACAGGTAGCGCCGCTGCGTAAGCCTTTGCGTCCATCGTGCTCCCGGTAGCAGCTTCCCCTGCTGTCCGGGCTGTCCAGCCACGGCGTAGGGTGCCACCCTTCTTGCCACTGGACTTCGGGTAACGGCCCACCGGCGTACGAGGAATGACCAGGGCCAGCAGACGGGCGGCCAGCTCTTTGGACACGTCTTGGCAGAATTTGTTCATGTCCATGCGTTCCAGACGGTCCAGGTTGTTCCGGATCTTCTGGAGCTGTCGGTAATCGCAGCTTCCCCAATTCATCAGGCCCACTCCTTCCAAAGCTCCAGCGGCACTTCTTGGTGGTAGGTGTATACCGCCGGTTTGCCGCTGCGGGTGTAGTCACGGGTCACGCCGTTCTGCGTTACGGTGATCTTAGACCCTACCGGAATATCCACCGCAGGGTCTAGATACAGGGTCACGGACTGCGCCACAGTAGCGGCCTCCTCTGTTGTCTCTGCACTTTTCACTGTCGTATAGGAAACGCGGCAGGGAATGTTCTCCGCTGCCACGCGTTCCTGCGGCTCTGTTCGGCCGGTGGTCGGGTCCAACGTCATATCTCGGACGATGATGGTGCAGTTGCCATCCCAGAGACTCTGTATGGCCTTTTGATAGGCGGGGCTAGTTAGCTTTACCATCGGAGCCTCCTGTACACGGCCAGTATCCTGGCCGGCGGGTGCATCATGCTTTGTAGCATGGCATCGAAACGACTCTCTGGGGTGCTGGCCCCATCGCTGGCCCCGGACAGGGTAATGGATACGTCTCCTTCTGTGATGCTCTTAACGGGAGCAGAGAAGTCAAAGCCTTCTGCCCCGTCCAGACCGCCGCAGGCTTTCTTGTCGTACAAGAATTGACCGGCTACCATATCCACATAGGTATAAAAAAGGCCATCCGGCAGCACCGTCTGATTGATGTCTGCCAGGATGTCCCTCTCACATTTGTTCAGGAGAAAATTTAACCCCGCTGTATCTGCATCGGTCACGTTATAGCCCAGCGTCGCAAGCCGGGCTACAACAGCGTCATAGGCCGTCATGCCTTACCCCCTGGACTTGATCCGGGCGATGGGGATGACCTTGTGGTTGATGTAGGAACGGCTCCCCTCAGACGCTTCACCGGAGTGGACCAGTGCCCAGTTGGCACCGTTGGACAGCTCTGCGTCCGTGGGAGACAGGCTGACCTGATCGGTCTTCTCGTAGCTGATGCCCTTGGGAGCGATGACCTTCCGCTGACGGGTGTACAGAGTGTCCTGGCCGCCGTTGGTCTTGGGATCACGGGACATCTCATAGGGCACTTTGGCCCCCAGGTCTTCAAAGTTGATGGAACCCTCACCCAGCACATAGCTGGTGTACTGGGTCCCCTGCACCACATAGTCCCCGGCGGCCAGGGTCTTGTCACCCAGATAGGGGGTCGCAGCGGAGAGCTTGATCTCGTTGGCCGCAGGGGTAGCGCTGTTGGCCACGACCTTCACCGCGCCGGGGGTGTCTGCAACGGCGTCCAGATAGCCCTCTTCCGTGGGCATCCCGTCGTCCACGATGACCAGCTTGCCGTTCCAGGTGTACAGGGACAGGTCACGGGTGATGCCGTCCTTGTCGGTGTACTTGAGGGCGGAGAGCAGGTTGAGGTTCTCCAGGTTGGTCGCAGGAACGGAGTGCAGGAAGATCATGGAGAACTTCTTCTTGTGGTCGCCGCAAGCCTTAGCGGTGGCGGTGTTCAGGGTGGACGGCTCCAGGTTGCCGGAAACGGTATAGGTGTGCTTCTCGACGAACTCTGCGTTCTTAGTGCCGGTCATGGAGAAGACGCCCTTGAGCACGGCTAAGATCGTGTCCTGGTCAATGTCCTGCCAGTAGTCCGCCACCTGCTGGGCGACGTTGTTCATAAAGTCCACGCCGCCGGTGATGTCATAAGAGAAATCCTTCTCCACCCAGGCTTTGGCGCGGCCGATGACCACGACGCCCTGCTCGAAGGTCTTGGTGTTGGTGGCGGTGATGTCGGTCTTACCGTCGTAGTTCACGGCCTCACCATCCAGCAGACCCCGCATGGCAACGCGGGCATAGCCGGTGCCGTTCTGACTGCCCAGCACCTCTCGGATGTCTGGATTGCCCACCAGAGCCTTGGACTTACGAAGCTCGTTCAGGCGGGCGCGGGGGATGCGGTCGAGGATGTAGCGAAATGCCTCCGGGTTGAAGGACTTCGCATCGAATTTTGCATTTGGCATAGTTACGCTTCCTTTCGTTTTAAGATGTTATTGTCAAGCTGTTACTTATTCCAGCTTGGCGTCGGGATTCTGGGCCAGGTAGTCGGCCAGCTCGGAATAGGACATTTCGGAGGGCTTTTTCCCCCCTGCTTTGCCGTTGTCACCGCCCTCACCGGGCTTCCAGCTCTTTCGGGTAGCGGCGCTGAAGAGGAAGTCAGAGGCCGCGTCTTTCTTCATGGCTTCGAGCTTGGCGCCCAGCGTGACCTACTGGCCGTTTTCTTTCGAGACGACCTTGCCGTCCTGGACCGTGGCGTTCTGCAAGAACTCGGCCAGGAGAGCGCGGACGGCGATATTGCTCTTGGATCCGGCAGCGGTGAGCTCCGCATCCACCGCAGCAGTCAGCTTGACCGTGGCCAGCTCCTTATCATAGGCGGCTTTCTGGTCCTTGTTCTGCTGGGTGAGCGTGTCGATCTGCTTTTGCAGTTCGGCATTGTCACCGGCGGACTTTTTCAGCTCGGAGAGCTGAGTGTCACGGGTCTTGATACCCTCACGGAGCTGCTTGACCTCGGTTTCCAGCTCTGTGACCTTGGCAGTCTTTGTGTTGAAGTCGGTGCGGGCCACAAAGCCCTTGCCGATCTCCTGAGAAACTGCCGTGTCAATTTCGGGGGTGTACGCATCCCCCAATACGGTTTTCAGCCATTCCAACATGATTGTTACCTCCTTGCATGTCTGCTGTCCTTTTTATCCGGCCAGTCCCGGTGTTGCAGTGCCCATCTTGTAGTCCGCTGGGCCAGCGGTATTTGGGTATGAAAAAAGCACCGTGCATTTTCAGCACGATGCTTTTAACATCAAAAAGGGGTTACTCCTCGGAGCTCTCCAGATCAGCGTGGTAGGGGCACTTGAGGCACCGCTCACGCTGCTCCTCACTCCATGTGATGCCATTGGGCAGAATAGAGGGCTTTGCCTCATGGTCTGCCACAAGGACAATTTCCAGGCAAGTGGTCCCATCAACCTGCCCACCCGTAACAGGGCAAAAAACTGTGTTCATCTGAATACCTCCGCAATGGCCTTGGTTGTCGGGTCAAAGTCTTTTTCGGAAAATGCCGTCTTGACTTTCATGGTATCAGCATCAATATATGCCGCACCGTCAAGAGAATAGCAGTTGATACTCACACCATCCCAGCGCTTGCGCCGCACGGTGCACTTGGCGGCTCTTACATAGCCCTTGGCATCGTCCAGCGTGCAGCCGTGGCGTGCGGCGTGGGCATCGTTGAAAGTGAGGATGTCCGCATCAATAGTTTCCGGCGGCACACGAACGGTGCCAATCACGCCGGTGGCTTTTACGGCCTTATAGGCCTTGTAGTCAGCCTTGGAGGCCTCCGGCACACGGCCCTTGTAGGAATAGAGCCCAGCCAGGTCTTTGTATTCGGCAGCACGGTCATATTTCAAGGCTTGGAAGTCCTTGAAATAGCGGGGTGCATCCGCACCCAGGCGCTCCTTGTACTTTTCAAACTGGGCTCTGTCAGCGGTTTCATTATAGCTGATTTTCTGCATCTTATCAACAGTTCCTTGACCATGGAGAGCATCCTGCTGGGCTTTCCATTGGTCATAGGTCATGTTGCCGGGCACCTTGAAGCGCTCACCCGTCACAGCGTCACGGGCATAGCGTTCACCCATGCCGTCCATGTCCTCAAAGTAGGGGCAGGTGCAGCACCGGCACCACGGATGAAACGGTGGAGCGGTGAGCCCCACCTGGTACTCTGACATCTTGAAAACCTTGCCGTCCATGTCGGCACACAAGCTGCATGTGTCCTTGTCAAAGGAGGCCACGATTTTGTAGCGCTCCACATCCAGGGCCTTGTAGCAGTCCTTTTGCCCGGCGCTGGAGAAATAGGCGCTTTCCGTCATCACCAGGCGGCCAGCCTTTGCCCTGGACACATCAAACTGCTTGGAGATGGCAGAAATGGCACGGTCCGGGGCCTCGCCCCGGATGACCATTTGCGTGAGCTGGGTGTTGACGCTGTTCGCAAGGCTCTGCTTGTTTGTCCAGCACCGATCACGGAAAGTCTGGTTGTCCGTGGTCCAGGGGCGGGAGAGCACCTTGGTGATAGTTTCCTCATTGATGGCCTGCATGGTCCAGCCCACGCCCAGCCCCTTTTGCAGTTCAAAGGCCGTGTGATAGTAGCTGCCCTCATACATCTTGCGGGCGGCGGCATCCACATAGTCCAGTTGGTTGGAGTATAGGACCTCTGCCTGCTGCTGGAGCTGGAGCTTTAGAGCCTCCAGCCGGGAGATGTGCACCCTGGCGCTGGCGTTCTCAAGCTGTTTCATCCAGGCACCATCAATGGCGTTTTGCTCACCATAGGCGATGTACTCAGCCACGGTCCAGTGAAACTCCTTGAGCTCCTTGGAATTGAGCAGCCGCTTGGCCTCTGCCAGGTCAATCTCATTGTTGGTGGCAAAGCGCTGATACCAGCGGGCCATCTGCCGCTCAATCTCAGCTTGGGCGGCGGCAAACTGCTTTTCAAGGTTTTCCACATAGGAGTAGGACTGGTCCAGCAGCGCATCCTCCATGTTTTTCATGCGCTGGGCCCAGTAGGCGGCGTTAGTCTGTCTTGCCATCGCCACCACCCTCATTGTTTACCGGCGGCTGGTTGCGGTTGGCCAGAAAAGCGGCCTGGTAGGGGTCAGCCTGCATGGCCTCCTCTTTCTCATCCTTGATGCGCTGGAGCTCCTGCTCCGGGTCAGTGACCCAGGGGTGCATCTTGACGATGGTTTCATCAGAGAGGATGCCCACGGAGTTCTTGCAGTTGTTGATGGCCTCCGTTTCGTTGATGAGCACATCCCGGTCAAAGATGACTGTGACATCCTCGCCCTCAAAACTCCTGCCGCCGGTGTTGGCCAGGTGCTTGTTGATAAACCAAAGCAGCTCCTCCATGCTGGCCTGAAACTCCATTTCAATGCCATTGGCATCCAGGTCAATGTCAGAGTACATGCTCTGAATGTTCATTTGGTTTGGGTCACCGCTCATGCGGTCATCCTTGGCATCATAGCCTCTGGCGTTCTCAATGATGGCATCCTTGAGCAGGGCCAACAGGGTCTTGTAGTTTTCAGCGTTGACGGATATTTCCAGAGTGTCCACGCCGCCCTCAGCCCCCTCATAGGACCGCACCTTGATGGCACCATAGGTGGCCAGGTTGCGGCGGAATGTGCCCAGGTCCTCACCGTCATAGTTCTTGATGACCAGGATGGTGGTGTGGATGTCCTCCTCCATCTGGTTGGCAAAGTTGCTCAGGATGTTGTTGTAGGCATCCTGGAGGCACTTGACCTTGGAGAGGAGTGGGATTTCATGGTGGGAGCTCTTAAAGCACACCAACGGGATGCGCTCCCAGTTGTAGCCCTCCACTTTGCCGGTTTCATCGTCCTGCCGTGTGATGATATAGGGGCCGGAGTAGGCAAAGCTGTCCGGCTCCAGCACGCCGTCATCCGTGCGGATGAAACAGTCCACACCTCCGCCGTGCATGACCTCAACCTTGACAACATCCTTGGCATGTTCGGCCTCATCGTATTCCTGCACCACATAGACATGGACAGCAGCGTCCAGGACGGTGTGGTCAGCGTCCGCCCAGAATGGCAGGACCTCATCAGCAGGAAAGCGCCGGAAAGCCAGCTCCCCGTTTTCGTAGTAGGGATAGAGCCAGGACTTTCCACCAATCCATGCGCCCTCACCAACATTGTGCATGGTACGCAGAAAACGGGCCCCGAACAAAGCCCCCAGGGCCTTGGCATACTCCTTGTTTTCGGTGTCAAAGGACAGCGGACGGCCAAAGGAGTAGTTGGTCTTTTGGTCCACCATCTTGGAATAGAGGTTGTTGACCAGCCGGTTGTTGGGCAAGTTCTTGAGCACAATGGGCTTGCCGTCCTCATCCAGCGCCAGGCGTTCCCGGTGGGTCACATCCTGGTAGCCGTCATAGTAGGCCTCACCCTCAAGCTGCTTTTTGCGCTCCGGGCTGGTGAGCCATGCGGTGATTTCAAGCTCCAGAAAGCGCTTGTCCGTCATGCCCCGTTTGAAATTGGTGGCCACACGGCCATTGCAATCATCCCTCAGATTGAGTGTCACCATTGGTTTCTCACCTCACTTAAAGCTAATCAGATCAGGCGCATAGATACGGTGCACGAAGTAGCGCACATCGTCCATGCTATGGTCATTTTCTTTGATGGGACGGTCCATCTGGGCTTTTTCATCCCAGCGATACATCCCAAACTCACGGATGCAGTCCGTGCAGCAGTCACAGAAAAAGATGTCACCGCTCTGGAGCCGGGTGGCCACATTGCGGATGCCGTCCAGCACGGAGTTGGAGGCCTTTTCTACACGGTAGCGGTCATGGCGGCGGATGACCTCAATGAAAGAGGCCGCCGATGGGTCCACAATGATGGCGGACACATGCAGGCCATCAGCCAGGCGCTCCAGCTCCGTGTAGTGCTCCTCATCGGTGCGCTGGCGGCCCTCCTTGCGGCTGTCATAGTAATACTCCCTCATCCTGTACCACTTGCCACCAGCCTTGCCCCAGAGGCCAATGCTGGTGGGGTTGATGGTGCCGTAGTCGCAGGACATCACATACTTTTCATAGGGCCTGGGGACACTGGGCACAACATGAAAGTCCTTGTTGAACATCGTGTAAATAAGCCCCTCCGCCACCACCCACAGGCCCCGGATAAAGCGATCATAGAAAACGCCAGAGTAAAGGCTCTCATACCTTGCCTTGACTGAGGCGGAGAGGCTGAGGTTGTCATCCATGGTGAAATGGAGGTGCAGCATTTTCCGCCTGCTGGCCTCCAGCACCCACTTGGTATAAAACCAATGGCTGGGGCCCTCCGGGTTGCAGTTAAACCACAGCTTGGCCCCCTCAACAGAGCAGCGGGCCGTGGCCTGGTTGACAAAGCTCTCCGGCATCAGGGCCACCTCATCCAGCAGGATGCCTGCCAGTGTGATGCCCTGGATGAGTGCGGCGCTGCTTTCGTCCTTGCCGCCGAACAGGTAAAAGCTGTTACTCTTGCCGTTGGCGCTCACCACGATCTTGTTTTCAGTGCGGTGCTCCTTGAAAGAGAAAACGCCCGCCAGCCAGACGGGCAGATTGCTTGTCACATTGCGGCGCAGGCTCTCAATGGTCTTGCCGCAGATGGCAAAATTGCAGCCGTCAAAGCGGGTCATGGCCCACATGATAAAGCCCACCGTCATGGCCACTGTCTTGCCGGAGCGGATGGAGCCGTCACAGATGATGCCGTCATAGACCTCAAAGCCGGGCCTATTCCACCAGGTCATGGCCAGGTTTTGCCGGGTGCTCAATCTCTGGTATTTCATCCGTGCCTATCTCCTCTCTGGTGCTTTGGTCAATGACCTCAAAGATGTTATTCTCTGGGGCCTCGCTGCCACCGTTCTTGCTGTCGAACATGCCCAGGTGCTTGGCCAGCAGCTCCAGGGCCTTGACCTTATCGTGCACCTTGACCTCCGTGCCATATTGCCCCTCCTTGATGGAGGCAATGGCCTTGCGCTTTTCCTCCGGCAGCTCAGAGGTGGGGGTGATGCGGACAATGCCATTTTGGTTGACGGTGGCGAAGTCAGCACCGTTAGCAAAGGCGATTGCAGCCAGCTCCTCAAGCACTTTTTCCTGGGTGATTTCCACCCGCTTTTGACGCTTGGCCTGCTGCTTTTGGATTTCGGCAGAAACTTGAGTTTTATTGAGTAGTTCCACAGCTATCCGGGAGGCGCTTTTTTCGCTATATCCGGCACGCTTGGCAGCCGCCGTGGCATTGAGGTCCACAAGGTATTCCTGCACAAATCGCTTTTGCTTTTCAGTCAGCTTTGCCATCTCACCACCCCATCACATAGTAAAAGCCGCCCTCATCGGACGGCTCTAAAAAATCGTTAGAATGAAACAGCGGCAAGGGTCTGGGTTTCATCATCCGTCACCTTGCCGCTGCTCAACCAAGGAGGTATTGCATCATCTTGAGGCACTACCCGCAGGATATAGTGTACCACAGAAACACCGAACAGAACGAACAAGTTACAGTTGGACCTCTGTGCCGTCATCTGTTTCCGGCTCCGTGGCCTTGATGTACCTGTTGCACATCATCCGCACGCCGTCAGCAGTGTTACTCCCACCGATACATGCGGCCACCTGCTGCCACGGCAGTCCATTCACAAAGCGATATGTGAAAACCTGCCGGAGGAGACTGTCCTCAATGGTGGTGATGTACCTCTCCAAACGGTTGCGCTCATAGATGCACTGCTGGAGTTTGGCCTCAATGATGCCCTTGAGGTCCACGATCTCCGCCGCATAGCGGCCAACACGGTCCCCCACGCCAGAGCTCCTGGGCATCCCGGACAGATCTGACGAACAGGACACCGCCCTGGCCTCCAGCTCAAGGAGGCGCTTTTTGTCCATCTCGATCTCCCGGTTGAGGTAGTAAAGCTGGGACAGTTCTTTCAAAGTCACAAATCAGCACCAGCCTCTCCACGCCACACGGGTTTGCAGTTGCCCTCACCAAAAGTGCACTTGACGGCACACACCCGGCAAGGGTCACCACCGGCCATGACAAAGCGCAGGTCCGCCACGGCGTTGCTCAGTTTCGCCTCAGCAAAGCGGGCACGCTCCTGGGCCCTCTCGCAGGCCGCCAGCGCATCCGTGGCATCCTGGACAGGGGCAAGCTCCGCATCCAGGGCCGCTGCCTCCTCCGTGATGCTCTTGGAAACATTGTTGACGGTCTGGAGGGCCGTTTCCAGGATGGCGGCGTGCTGTTTCAGCAGTTTAATATTCAGATTATCGCTCATTTTGCGCTCTCCTTTACTCGCTTAATTCTGGCCTTGAGTGCGGACATGACGGCCTCATGGGTGTCCTGGCGATCTCGCACCGTAGCCATGACATCCTCATCCTGGCAGCCCTGCACCACAAGATAGTGGACGAAAACCTTGTCATAGGGGGAGCCCTGCCGGTATAAGCGGCAGTTGCCTTGGTCATTCAGCTCAAAGGACCAGTTGAGGCCGTACCACACCACATGCTGGCCGCCTGCCTGGAGGTTGAGGCCGTAGGCACAGGAGGCCGGATGCACCAGCAGCACATCAACCTCTCCGTTGTTCCAGGCCTCCTCATCCTCCACGGTTTTGTAGACCCTCACCCGGAGGTCCTTGCGGTGCTTTTTCAGCGCCTCCAGGATGCGGTCACGGTCATGCTGGTAGCCGTAGAAAGTCAGGCAGTGCTCTCCGTTCAACTGCTCCAGCAGCTCCAGATAGGCCTCCAGCTTGCAGTCATGGACCGGCACGATGTGACCATCATTGCTATACACAGCACCGTTGCACATTTGCAGGAGTTTTCCCACAAGAACGGCGGCAGAGGCGGCGGTGATGACATCCTCGTCCACCTCCAGCAGCAGGTCACGCTCAAACTGGTCATAGGCCCGGCGGGCTTTGGCATCCAGCAGCACCGGCACCTCATGCTGGATGAAGTCCGGCAGCTCCAGGTAGTCCTCCGCTTTCATAGAGATGCAGATGTCAGAAATGGCATCCAACACAGCGCTCTCCGCACCGTCTTTGGCCTTGTAGGAAAAAATCTGGGTGCGGCTCCGCTGGTCAGGGTCAAAATAACGCTCACGGTAGGCGCTCAGGGATTGCCCCAGGCGCTCTCCGCAGTCCAGCAGGTAAACTTGTGCCCACAGGTCAATGAGGCCCTTAGAGGACGGCGTGCCGGTCAGCAGGACCATCCGCTTGATGAAACGCCGCACCCGCCTCATGGCTTTCCAGCGCTTGCTCTGGCTGTTCTTAAAGCTGGTGCTCTCATCAAGCACCACCATGTCAAAGGGCCAGGCCTGTTTGTAGTAGTCCACCAGCCACTCCACATTTTCTCGGTTGATGACATAGATGTCCGCCGGAGTGTTGAGGGCCTTGATGCGCTTGGTGGCGCTGCCCAGCACCACAGAGGTGCGGAGGTGCTGGAGGTGGTCCCACTTGGCGGCCTCCTTGCTCCAGGTGGCCTCTGCCACCTTTTTGGGAGCCACTACCAGGACCTTTTGCACCTGCCAGCGGAAATACTTGAGAATATTGACCGCTGACAGAGTGATGACTGTTTTGCCAAGGCCGGGACGGAGAAACAGCCCAACGGCAGGGTCCTCAACTACACGCTGGATGCAATAGGCCTGGTAGTCATGCGGCACATATTTCATGCGGGGAAAACCTCCCTCAAAAAGTCCTTTACTGCGTCCATCCCAAACAGCACCCGGCAGTCCGCCCCCCGTTTCTCCATCTCGCTCCGCTGCCATTTCTGGACTTTGGCCAGCCTGCCCACCTCCGTTTTCAGTTCAACAAAGATGGTCTTGCCGGTGGGGGTGATTATCAGTCGATCAGGCACGCCGGGATTTCCGGGTGACACAAACTTATAGCAGAGGCCACCGTGCTCTTTCACCTTGCGAACAAGGTAGCTCTCAATATAGCTTTCTTTCATGGATTTCCTCCTTTCGGAACAGTGGAACATTCGCGCGTGTATGTAGCGCAAACAGGCGGTTTAGAGAGTTTTATTTTTCTCTATTCTCTCTAAATCCTCTCTTTTACCCTAATATAGAAAATGAATGTTCCAATGTTCCACTTAGCTCAAAAGCCTTGCGGCGCAAGGGTTTCGCCCGGAACATTTGCCGGAACATTGCCCGGAACATGTTCCACCTGCCCGGAACATTGGAACATCTGAAAATCTCAAATGTTCCGGGCAATGTTCCGGGTCAAAGCCGCACCTTTTGAAAGCCCCGTTGCTTGCCGCAGTAGCCAAAGCGCAGGGAGCCTCTGGCCCTTTCCCACAAGGCGCTGGCCTCAATGATGCTGTTGATTTCTGCCGTGTCACTGTACCTCATATCCCGCTGCTTGCCGTCCAGAGCCTCACACCAGACCTCCAGAGCACACACACGGTCACGGGGCACCAGCTTGACATCTCCCTGCACAGCGCCGCCCCAGAACATCCGGCGGCGGTCAAGCGGCCAGTTCTGCCAGTCCTCCGGCACCGGGCGCTCCAGAAAGTCCAGTATGATGCCCTCACGGGTGTTGACCTCACGGTGGGCCTCCTGGGCCTCCTTAGCGGCGGCCTCAATTTCCCCTTTGAGGAAAAGCGGCTCTCCCGTCTGCCAGCGGACCATGGCCTCAGCCCAGAGCTGGTCAATTTCTCCGGGCAGATCAGTCCAGACGCTTTTGGCCGCCGGGGCCAGGCCCACATCCACCGGCCAGAAACGCCGGTTGCCGGTGCGGTCCCGCAGGTAGTCAGAGGTGTTGGTGGTGCCGAAGAACACACAGCACCGGGGCAGCTCCTTGACATGGCGGCCATAGGCCGCACGGAAACGGTCAGAGCGCAGGGAGAGAAACTGCTTGATGCACGCCACATCCGTCTTGCGGAAAGCGTCCAGCTCACCGACCTCCACCAGCCAGACCCCCTGCAAAAGTTCAGAGGCCTCCTTGCCCTCAAAGGTGCGGATGCTGTCATTAAACCAGCCCCGGCTCATCTTATCCAGCAGGGTGCTCTTGCCAATGCCCTGGGGCCCAGCCAGGATGAGCATGTTGTCATACTTGCTGCCGGGCACCATGGCACGGGTGACGGCGGCGGTGAAAGCCTTGCGGGTCACCGCTCTGGTATAGGGGCTGTCCTCCGCCCCCAGGTAGTCAATGAAAAGGGTGTCCAGGCGGGGCACGCCGTCCCACTTGAGGCTCTGGAGGTAGTCCTGGACCTCGTTGAAAGCGTGCTGTGTGGTGTGGAGGGAGAGGGCCCCGTCAATCTTGCCGTTGCCAGTGATGTGGTGGACCTTTTCCATGTACCAGTAGAGGCCATTGTTGTCATTGTCATCCCAAAGGCGGCGTTTGGTGGAGGCGTTCCAGGGGAGCGCATCCAGCACCTCACCACGGCCCGCAAACTGGTTGAGGGCAAACTTGCCCTTGAGCAGCGGGTCATTCTCAAGAATAATCCAGACATTATCAATGGTGGCCTTGGGGAGGCCGGTCTGGCTGTTGATCTCCAGCCGGTCCATCCAGTTGGCGGGCTCTGCATCGTTGGTGGCCTCCACGCCCTCAAAGTCCTTGACGGCCTCCTGGTAGCGCTCCTGGCTCATCAGGGCGGACACATCGGGGTCTTGCGTGGCCAGTTCGCACATGGCACGGTAGGAGGGCAGGCGGTTGGTGGGAGTGCCCGGCTGGGCCTCATCGTCCTTGTCACCAAAGCGATGCAGGCGCACCAGGTCAAAGGCGTTCACCAGCTTGCCGCTGCACGGGTCAGTGGCGTGGTGGGAGTAGAGAAACTTGCCGCTGTCATAGATGACAGCGCCGCCGGTTGTGGAGCCGCCCAGGTAGGTGTAGCGGCCCGGCATACTCTCCACCGGCTCATACATGCCGGGGATGAGCTCATCCATGGCACGGTAGATGTCATAGGTGCGGCAGAAAGCGCCCACAACACCGTTTTTGGCCTCCGGGTCACCCTGCTTGACTGCCAGCTTAGTGGGCAGGTTTTGGGAGCCGGGCACCTGGGGCCAGAGGGTGCAGTCACGCCAGTCCTCATACTGGCCCAGCAGGCCCTTGACGGACAGCAGGGGCTTGTCTTTCCACACATAGATGTATTGGCTGTCTGAGCAGCAGCTTGGCCAGTACATCAAACGGGACACCTCAAAAGTGGTGGGGTCACAGAGCTCCAGGCCTATATACTCCGCCATCTTGCGGGCGATGGGCTCATATTCATCCGCTGAGGCCGTGCGGTCCAGCGGCAGCAGAACACGCAGGCGGGGTGCCGCCGGGCTGTGCTTACGGGTGGAATAGATGCAATAGCCGCAGCTCAGCCCCTCAACACGGCGCAGGACATCCTCCGTGCCGCCCGGTGGGATGTTGTCCAGGTCCAGCGTGATGACATCACGCCCGGTCACATTGTTGGCCTTTCGGCGGGGGCCTGACAGTGTGCCTGCCATAAAGCCGCCCACATCCTTGAGGTCATCCTGCTGGGCCTTTTTCATATTCAGATATTCTGCCAGGGGCTCAGTGCCTCTGGCGGGGGTCTGGAGCTTTGCCCACAGCTCAGAAATGAGCAGGGTTTGCGCCTGCCAGACCATGGCCCTCCGGCTGCTACCGGCGGAGATAGTTATTTTGCGGTCAAATTGCATGGGTCACACCTCACGGTTTCGGATGTATCAGGGATTGAGAAATGCGGTTGTCAAGCCGCTGGAGCTTGACGGTGCGCTGCTGGGTCACCTCATCACGGATGCTAAACATGAGCTTGAGCTGTTCCAGCATGATTTCAACATCAGCGATCTCCTCAGCGATGTGGGCGGCGTTGTCCTGGCCACGGAGGTTTTTGGAGAGCTCCTTGGTGAGCTCTGCCATCTCCTCCATGCAGACCGTGCACTGGCTGGTCTTGCCATAGACATTCACCGCAAGCTGGCAGATTGCCGTTTCGCATTTGGTCATCTAAAAAACCTCCCTGTCTTGCGGTCCCGGAGCTCAATGCGGGCCGCCAGCTCAAAGCCGCTTTCCGCAATGATAAACTTGAGGACCTTGATGAGAGTGTTGACCTTGGCATCCAGCGCCTCATGCCCCTCTGCGGACACTTTCTTGATGGCGTTGTATGCCGTTGGGTCTGCGTAGCCCTCAGCGTTTTCCCAGGGTTTTGGGCTCATTGGCCAGCACCTCCTTTTGCCATTGTTCGACATCTGCACCCAGCTCCTTGAGCTTGAGCCGTTCCGGGTACAGGTCATCCATTTCATAAAAGTCACGCATCCGGCGGTGTTCTGCGGCCATCGCCAGATAGAAGTCATGGAGCCGCTTGACCCCAAAGCCCAGGTGCCGGTGCAGTGTCCAGAGCACCATGCAGTCCACATCCAGAGCCAGCAAGTCATCTTTCTCAAGGCACTGCTGGTTGATTTCGTGCATCATGGCCATCTGCATCTCCGGGGTCATTATGGACTTGCCCAGAGCGGAGAGCTTGATGTTGAGCGTGGGGTCTTTGGGCACCTGCACACCTTGGCGTTGCAGGTTTCGCCGCTCTTTTCTGTTCATGGGGTCACCTCGTTTTGCATATCTCCTCAAATACCACTTGCTTTGGCAGTATGCCGTGGCATACATACACGCTGCTGAATGGCGGGTTGAGAGAGGGCTTTTGTTCCTCATAGTCCTTGAAGTAGGACACTCTGCGGTTGAAATACATGATTTCAAAATCGTGTGATTTGAACATGTCAAAGCGTTTTTGACTTTCAAAAAGGCCCACCACACCCACAAGCATGGCAAAAGGTATGCCCAGAGAGAAAAGCCGCTCAAG